GATCTTCAACTGAGGTTTACCCCAGATCTGGATCTTGTCTTCTGGTAAAAAGATCAAGCGTTGCACACTAGACTTTGTAATACCATCTGTTTCCAGAGCCGCTGTCGCCATTGCCTGTTTAACTCCAGGTGCAGGAAAACATAACAGCGTATCGCCATGCGGTTTTTTATAAACACTTTCCCGATACTCTTGTTCTGGATTGTGTTTAATTTCTTTTCTTTGTGCGGCTGTCTTCTTGCCGCCTCCCACAATTAGGGACTCCATCGCTTTCCTACTCATGCTGTTAAAGTACATTGGGGTCGTCCCAATCATGCGTAGTTTAACTCTACCCTTTTTTAGTGGTTGAATTTCTAAAGCTGTTGCTTCTGTTTTTTTAGTTGCCATTGGTTCTCTCCTTTTATTGGCTTCTAATTGAAAGTAATTTGTTTATGACACGCAAGTAATATGCGTGTCAAGTTTTTATTTGACAACTTCCCAGATGCTCTCGTCTCCTGCATCCTTTCCAGTGTCCTTGATCTTCCCTGCCTTACGCAGTTGAGATAACGTCGTGCGTACAATCGTCAGCTTCACGCCCGATCTGTCCGCAATCTGTTTCGCTGTGCCAATGTCTCGGCTTAACTCTGCTAGGATCTGCTCCTTGCGCGTAAGCTTTGCGCCTGTCCGCTGTTTGGTCTTAATTCTCTGCCATAGTTCTTTGAACATTTCTTATTCTCCATTCATAAAAGATTTCATTTATCACAGCCCGATACTCTTCTTGATCATCGAACTGATCGATTGCCAGTGATCCTACTACATCACACAGTAGGTGTATGGCATAGTCTATTTCTTCTTTTTGCTTTTTTTCAAGCTTTGATAAATCCCACTTAGCCATCAGCCCCAATCCTTCCTGTCTTCCTCGTTGCGCCAACCTTCCCAGTACGCCTCGATCTCGTTCTCCGACATCTTGTCCTCGGTCACAAAATTCACGCCCAAGTTGTCCAACCAGAAATGTGGCACTGGCTGTCTCCCATAGTATCGATCAGCCGAGCCGCGATCTGCGGCCCTCTGCTCTCGGTCCATCATCCAATCCTTTACTCTTCCCATCACCAATCCTCCTTGAATACTTTACGGAATATCTCATCCAACATGTCTTCCATCTCACGATCCGTCATCTTTATCCTCCAATATCTCTACGTCTGTACCCCAGACCCAATCGCCATCTAATTCGTTTGGTTCATAGAACTCGTCACCATCGATGTTGTTCTTGATCCAATACCAGATCTCATCTTCTGGAACGTCGTCAGGTACTTCACCCTCCCACTCCAGAAACGTAATCATGTCCGCTGTTGATCTAACTCTTCTAGGCATCTGGTCCCTCCATCGGTTCAACGTCATCAGGCTCAACGTGCCACGTTCCATACTTAACGTCAGCATACTCGAAGTTCTCCATGAACTTTTGCTGTGCCTCCTTCGGACTGTCGGCCTCGACAAGCTCGGAGATTTCTACTCTAACTTCATACCGCATGAGCTTCCTCCTTTTTAGTATACCATTCGTCAAAATCATCTTCGTCATCCAACTCTGGTTCCCAATCTTTGTATTGTCCGTCCTTGTATTCTCCCTCGAACGCCGCACCTTCGTCGTAAAAATCTACATTGAATTCGATCCCCTGCTCATGGAGTTTGTTCCATACAGGAACAGGTGGAGACCACGCAGTCCAACAACTGAAATTAAAATAAAACTTATCGGATGAAGGTAGAGGAGCGATCTCATCGGTAATCTGAACGTCGCAGATATCCCACTTGGTGTCCCAGTTCTCTAACCTCCAGTCATACCAATTAGGGATCTCTTTCTCCTCGCACATCTTGCGCTCTTCATCCCCCAGTAAACCATGGAACATATCTTTTGGCTGTGGAATAACCTCATCCAATAACCTCTCCTCTTTGACCGCCTTGTACAGACGGTCAATTTCTTCTCGAGTTCCCTCGATGTAGTAATGTTGATAACAATGATTTGGCATAATTTTTCTCCCTTCTACCAATCTAAAAATTTCTCATCACCAGTAATCGGACAGTCAAAATGACCGTCCGAACCGATGTCTTGTTTGTAATCTTCCCTAAGAACCTTGTAGAACTCCTTCTCGTTCTTCGCCTCGATCACACCGAACATAGCACCGTAGTCGCTATCAAAACAAAAATGATACTCTTGCATTACACGTCCTCCAATTCATCATGTAACCGACTGATAATCGCACCCAGTGCAGAACCCAAATGCTTGCGGTCACAGTTCAATACCACATCCCGAACGTCATAGTTGCTCGGATCTCGGTACTCATGGTTGGCACTGCATGACTGAGGGTGAGACTTTACGTCCGTCTCAAGCTTGTCCCAGTACTGTTCTTCATCTGATTTGTGCTCGAGGTTGGGATCTCGCAAACAATTGTGTCTGTCTAAAAACTCAAGAAGCTCGGCCTTGGAGGTGGGAACATCGATCTCCCACCAGTCTTTACCAAAAGCCTTCTTCGCATCAGCTTGGGTCCCTGCCCAATTACCTTTTTGATCATAGTATAATCTCATAACTTCCCCCTACTCAGTAAAGCATAAATCAAAACTGTAGTACGGCTCACAATAGCCCCACTTACAAAACGGCATCTGCAATGACGCATGAACCGCCCACTCGAACGGCCCTGCCTCAAAACAAACACGCCAGAACCTACCGTAACCTCGAGCCTCGTTTTGCTTTGGGTTGTCAATACGAACCTCGATGTCAGGATCATACCCAACATCCTCACACCACTTACGCAATGCCTTGTATAAACCCTTTGCCGCATTGGCCTTGGTCTTGTACTTCTCGGGGTTCCAATCTAGGACCATGGTCCCCTCTTCCATGCAATCAATATGTAACATTATTTTTCCCTTTGATTTGTTTTCTACAAACACTTTACTTGTGTTTCACACACAACACAACACTTTTTTTGCTTGAGGACAAAAAATACATATAAGCCACATAGCCAGAGATTTTTTATTTTTTTTTTTTTTGCATTCAAATCTAGTGTACTCAGCGTACTCAAACGTACTCAAGCTAAGTATACTTGAGAAAAACTGCCCTGTCCTGAGTACAAGGTGAGTACAGTGAGTACGTTTCTGTAGAGAAAACCCCTATATAGAACTGATTGATAAAAAATATTTCTTGGATTAGTTTGTGATAAACATACAAATGAGGATCGTATGTCGAGCATAAAAAAGAAAGTTGAAGAAGAACACGGACGGCAACTGACAAACCGACAAATGACTTTCGCCAGACACATTGTAGAAGGCATCTATTCGAACGCTGAATGTGCAAGGAAGGCAGGGTACGCTCCCGAACTGGCAAAGAAACAAGCTTCTGTTTTGTTGAACGGTCGAGACTACCCCCATGTTCTGGAATATATCCAAGAGATCAGAGAAGAAAGAGAACGCAGATACGGTGTGTCCACCATCGGTCAGCTTGAACGACTGCATAAGTTGTCACTGGGGGCCGAAGAAGCAGGGCAATTCTCAGCCGCAATCAATGCAGAAAAAATTAGGTCGGCCTTGGGTGGTCTGACCATTGATCGAAGAGAAACAATCAACACCATCGATCAACTATCTCGAGATGAAATCACAGCCAGACTGGCTCTTTTGCAGAAACAATATCCTCAAGCATTTGTAATCGATGGAACAGCGGAGGATGTAACAGATGAGCAAGGGACCAGAGTCGAACTTCTGGAAGCAGATACGCAATAACCTACCAGAAAAATGTTTTGCCACACGGATTGAGAATAAGCATGGGGGAGGTGTGCCTGATGTTCACATGGTCTGGGATGGCAAAGCCTTTTGGTTCGAATTGAAAGTAACCAAAGGGAACGCAGTTAACATCAGCCCTCAACAAGTTGCTTGGAATATGGCGTACTACGCTCGAGGAGGTTCAAATTTTTACTTAGTAAAGAGGGCCGTGGACAACCATCTATTTTTATTTGGGGGTGATCAGGGGCCATCTCTGAGCCAGAACGGAATATCGGGGGCCGAGGGCCATGATTTTGCGGATCTTGCGGCTCTATGGAATTTTCTTGCGGCTCGACTTGCGGCTCGAGGTGCGGCTTTTATATCTTGCGGCTCAACTGGCTTAATAAAAACCGCTCGAGTTTGAGTGATCGAGCGGCTGCTGTCCAGGCGGTTAGTAACCGCCTGGAATGTTTTTTAATGTTTCACTATCGCAATTGATTTTCCTTTGCTCGATCCCTTGCAAAGTTTGCAAGCGGTGCATTGCACCCTTCGACCTGCTTCCTTCGATGCAGGACACAATGCTTCGTTTTGTTTGTCGATGTCGCCAAGGTCCGCAATAACTCGAAATGTTCGGTTGCCTTGTTTCCATTGTGCAATTGCTTGCTCGTGATTGTCTGCGCTTTGCATTGCTATATCTGGTCGCCAGTTTGATTGATGTGTGTAGGCGGTCCATGTTGTGGCGTTTGTTAATAGCTGTTCCCAAACGTGATTAGGGACAGCGGCTGGATCCCCATATGTTCCGATCCTTACAAAGCGACCAAGGCCAAGTAAAATTCTGGACCATTGAAAGTCTGCTTTTGGATAAACGCCTTTGATAAAAGATTTATAAACGATTGTCGGGCCTTGCCCTAGGTTTACGTAGCAATCTCTTTTCTTGGCTTGTTTGCGGTCGGGATCCGTTGTGGGTGTTCCTCTGAATTTGCAATCCCCACAAATAGAAAAGTCTTCACCGTTCTTCGATGCATTGAGCGGTGATATATCCGACCGGATAATATAAGTTTGTAAAACTTTGCCAGTCTTTGTGTTGCGGTCGCTATAGGTTGCGATTGCAACAATTGGTTTACCATCCAATAGGCTTGGCCCCTTGTAAATGATACCGTTTTTCATTTTGTTTTCCCTTTTCTGTTAATGTTTACTTGTACCATTTACACAAGTTAAACACAAGCATTTAGAGCTCGATCTTGCGGCCTTGCGGCCTTGCGGCCCGACGGCGCGCCGTCGCGCCACGGACCTTCGGTCCGTGGCAAACAAACATGTGTGCGCTAGCACTCCATTCAAAACCATAGGACCCAAGACCTTGTGTCGTGGGTCACATAGAGTATCCGAAGGATTCTATTTGACAGTCGACTAAGCGGTAGAACCCGCCCCCCCGAGGGGGAACGGGCAGGAGGTATTAGTATGCGCCTTCATACCAATCGTCGTGTGACTCATCCCAATTTCTTAGTCGCCACTCCGCCATCTCTCTGGCACTGTATTGTTCCCAGTACCTGAACTGAATCTCAGGGTATCTATCCTTGAGTTCTTCGACAGTGGTATCGTCTGAGCATTCGATTGCCCAGTCGCTACCACATTCGTCATACACTATTGCTGTCTTCATATTATCCCCAATAGTATTGCCGCTGAAGATAACGAGTTGGTGCTACAGTTTTCACACCAGCCTTCATCTTGATCCGGCTCCATTTCGGTTGAGTAGTCACAACCTTTGTTCATACATATCGCTGGCATCAAGCCCTCGTGCATGTAATCTGTAGCGAGGTCGAGGGCACTTTCGTACCCCCAGTCCTCAGTTAGTGTGCGTAGTTTACTCATTTGATATCTACTCCCTTTCCGTCTAGATAAAACTCTAAGTTGATGAGCTTGTCGTGCACTGCCGCACCCATGTTGCATTCATACAATGGGCGATTCTTTCTATCTCTCGATATGGCTTTTGCTTCTTCTTTTTCCTTCGATATCCACTCTCGAAGAGCTTTGTCTTTCTCTTCCAGTGCGGTACAAAAGAAGTTGTACATCATGTAAGCCGCAGTCATACCTGCGATCTTCTCGCCACCATTTAGATTCATGATCCAATTGTCGACTTCCATAATGCTCTTGGGGGTATGAACCATCCCATTCGGTTGATAATTTATTTCAGAATACATCTGACGTTCCTTCTGTTTGAGGCCGGGGCCACTTAGCCCCGGCGTTTGATCTAGTCGTTAATCGTAATCGTAGCGGAGAAATCTTTGTTATTTATCCACTGAGAAAACTTATCCTCAAAGTTCTGTTCCTCTATGTAGTCAGAAACAATGTCCTTGATTTGCCACTCCCAATCAGAGATATCAATGTTGGATATCTTATCCTCCACTATCATCTCGACGTCATAAGCATGATCATTGATGTCGAACTCCGGCGAGGCGGTTTCCATCTTGGAATCGACCGCATCCTCCACTAGCTTCTGGATGGACGGTGCGATAAGTTTTAAGACGTACTCTCCGAGGTGTTTCTCGAACTCCACTTTGTTGGATGCGGCGTCTTCGATTAGATTAGTTGTGTTTAGATCTGACATGTTTACCTCCTTGTCAGTTAGTGGCGGG